AAGCATCTCGCACTGAATTAGCCGTGTCCATTATTGACGTTGCACCTTCAGCTTTAGCTAAAGATGTTTCAACCCGTTTACCAACCGGCTCGGACAAACTTTTTCCTACTGGGCCAGTAGTAGCTGTTGCAGTTACATTGCTAGTCGATCTATCTACTGGGCCAGAATACAATTTCCTTGTTTGTTTTCCGTTTGCGTCAGCAACATATATGTATTGTTCATCGCTGATTGAATCTAAATAAACTGGATTACCAGTTCCTTTTGCTACGCCAATTATATTTACTTTATCTTTAGACTTATCCGTTTGTTCTCCTAAAGCTTTGTTATAGGCCGCTAAATTTTTAGCAGTGCCAAGTGGAGCAACTGTTGCGGCGATAGCGCGAGCAATTCTAACTGCATCTGGGTCTTGTCTATTCAACACATCAATTTGTTTGTCAATACCGTCCAGTGTGTTTTTAAGTTTAGCAATGTCACCTGGATTTTCTGGGCGTATTCTTGATAACTTATTTCTTTGAGCGGTTAGCCTTTCCAGTTCACCTGTTGGCGCGGCCGCTGGCGTTGGCGCAGGAGCCATTGCATTAGCTATAGGCGCCACTGCTTGCGGAGCCATTGCATTAGTAGGGGTAAGCCTTGCACGTTCAGTAGCAGCAGTAATTTCTTCTTTAACAGCCGCTATCATTTCCGCCCTTGTTTGAGGAGTCATATCCTCGGGCGGATTGTTTGTTAAAGCCGAAAGTTTGTTATTCAACCGGGTCACAATTTCAGGCGCTGTTAATATAAGCGTACCAAAAGAAGGTGAATAAGTTTTAGTTTTAGAATCAAATAGACCCGCTGCCGCTTGATTTTCTCTTAATGGCACTGACTCAACCTCACCCGTTGTTGGATTAAATCTTGTAGCCGTTCCATTAAAATTTGGGGCTCCAACACCAATAGAAATAAAAGTCTCAGCACCTATATTTGATGGCGAAACCCCTGATGTTGGAGTTGGTGCAGGCGCAGCAGCCTGGGCGGTAGGAGCAGGAGTAGGCGCAGCACCCATAGACGCAGGCACAGGCGCGTTGGGAGCGCCCCCGTCCATAGCAGTGTTATAGGATTCATCAAATTGCATGGCTTCAAGCGCTTTAAAACCAAGTTTTTCAATTTCTGGTACGCCAGAACTTATCATACGAGCAACGGTTTGTTTATTTAACGCAACTCCTTTTTCAGCTAATTTTTCACCGAACTGGGTTAAAAAAGTTGAGCGTTTAGTTCGTTCTGAAACTATTCGTTGACGCTCAGTAGCTTTATCTAAAGCCTCTTGTCTGTTTAATTCATTTTGGCTTTGATACTGTTGCATCTGCGCTAGTTTGTTGTACTGCGCTACCGGGTCAGGCATATTAAACTGAGCGCCTTGCGCTATCATTTCATTGAGGGCCATGATTTATCCTATTGGTGCATATGACGAACGCCGAGACCTGTCCAAAATGTCCATCATCTGGTTGGTGCTGTACTGCTGGTTAAGAGCGCCAAACAGATTGTTGACCGAATTGCCTGCGCCCAAGTAACCTGCACCAGTGGCTTGCCCAGCTTGGCCCATTAGGTTGCCTACGTTTGTGCCGTAGTTACCTAATGCCGTGTTAGTGGCATTGGTAGCGTTAGTACCGCCAACCATTAAATCACTAAGTGGCCCCAACTGATCTGCGCGGTTTTGCCGATATCGGTTGTAGGCGTTGCCGTATTCTTGTGATGCCGATTCTTGCCCGTAACGACCTGCGGCTTTTAGCGCCGCACCAGACATTAGCCCACCTCTAGCAGCGGCTTGTCGGTCAAGAGCCTTTAAGCCTTCGCTTAGACGAAAGTTGTAACCTGGGTCTTCTTGGAATTTGTTCATGTCAAACGGCTGAACAGCAGACCCGTAACCCATTGCATTGGTGTTTGGCCCTAGCCCAACCAACTCGCCGTACCGATTACGCGCCAGATTGCCAAGTGTTTCAGCACCTTGGTTACGCGCCGCCATTGAGTTGTAGATGCGTTCTTGCAGCGCCGCCGCACGGTCAGCAGCGTCTACTTGCGCCCCGGCTGCGCGTGAGCCTGCATAGGCTTGCGATAGCCCACCAATGGCTGACCCCGCGCCTTGCAAGAAACCTGGGCGTAGGTAGAACGGTGTGCCGCCACTTGAGGCTGCTTCATTTGCAGCAGAAACGCCAGCTTCGTATCCTTGCAAAGGATTAAAACTTGAGGCTGTATCAGCAACTGCTGGACTAGATGCAAAATCTCCCAACCAATCTAACCAAGTAGATGGGCTTGTAATATCAAATGCCATAATCGTTCTCCTTGTTACCCAACCACCCACGCCGTGCCATTGTCAAACACCGGGCAAACCACCGCACCGCCGCCCACTGGAGCCGCTAGAAACACTGGGGCTAAAGCATTAGTCACCCATGACCTGCGGCCTTGTGTACCAGCTGCTGGCAGGGTTGCTACTAGATACGCAGCGCCCAGCCCATTGCCGCCATTTGCTACCGGCAGGATACCAGATACGTTGGTTGTCAGGCTGGCAAAAGTCGTAGATGTTGTACCCGTCCCACCGTTGGCTATGGGCAAGGTTCCACTGACTTGCGTAGTCAGGCTAACCCCACTCAGCGTACCGCCAAGCGTCAGGTTGCCAGCAGTAGTGACTGTGCCTGTCAGCGTGATGCCATTGACCGTACCCGTACCGCCTACGCTAGTCACCGTGCCCACAAACGCATCGTTGCTAGTGATTGTGAAGCTGGGGTACGTCCCGGTCACTACTGTGGTTCCTGCGCCTGTCAGCACCACCGTCAAGTCCGGCAGGCTGTTGGTAACGGTTATTGTCCCAGCGCCGTTAGTCACGGTAATGCCCGTGCCAGCCGTCAGCGTGTTCAGCGTGTAGCCTGTGCCATTGCCAATCAGCAGCTTGCCGTTGGTTGGAATTGTCCCAAGGCCCGTGCCGCCGTTGATAACTGGCGTGATGCCAAGGCCAGAGCCGGTGATGGTGTAGACGTTGTTGAGCCAACGAAACCATTGGGTCGTAATCTGCCCGTCTTGCGTAAACGGAACCCGAGGCGCAGGGATTTGGGTGACGTTTGCCATACTAGCTTGACGTTGGACTCAACACCAATTCCGCGCCCATGATGACAATTTTTACTGGGTCAGTGCCGCTAACCTCGTACACCCGATCTCGCAGCTTGACTGTCATGCCAAGACGCCGCCAGAACGTGCGGTAGCCGTACTCACCAATTTTGCCCATGCTGGCCCAATGCTCATTTGACCAAGTGTGGCCCCCGTCATCGCTCCAACGCAACATAGCTTGCGGGTCATAGCCAGGTAAAAATGGAATTGCTTGAGTGACAATATCAGCGCCAGCAAAGTCTGGGCCATCGTAACTATTGGTTACAAAATACGAACCTGATTCTGTAGTGAGTTTAAAACCAGATTCAGTTATCAAATAGTCTAAATCAAATTCAGCAATCAATTGGTAGCTTGGCCCTGATGCTGGAACATTTGCCAACTCGGTAATAATGCCTTGGGCAGCATATCCTGTCGTATCATTAAGCCCTACGCCTGTCTCAGCGTCAAGTTGCAAGGTGTGGTGGGCTGTGCGCTTGAGGTTGTTCTGGCCTGTCGGCAGCGCCCTCCATGAGCGCAACCACCTTTGGATGTCGCCGTTGTCAGCGTACACATCCAAGTCAAAAGCGTAAATATTGCCGTTAACGTAGTCGCCTAGCACAATTTGGCTGTTGAACGCCATCTGGCAATTGCTGCGGTGGCGCATGAACTCGCCGTTGTCAAACCCAGCCCGTTCGTGCCATGCTTGGGTAGACACATCGTAGACCCAAGTGGCATTGCCGGTGGGGAATGTCAGGACGTAGAAGGCATGGCCTTCTTGCTGGTAAGTGTAGGCAATGGCGTCAGAAATGTTGCCATACTGGGCAATGGCGTACTCAATGGCATGGGTGCTGACCCGAGTGCCGGTATAGCCATTGGCCCGGTAGACGATGCCCTGGCCTCGCGCATCTGCGCCCAACCAAAAGATGCCGTTGTCCAGCTTGGCAACAGAGAAGGCCGCAGCGCAGCCGATCTCATTGAACGCGCCTTGGATGCGGGTCATGGGGAAGTCGGCAGCGCCAGAGTCGTACCAGACCTCGACCGAGTTAGTGCCAAACAACCAAATTTGTGCATGGTCAACAATCATGCTGACCAAACCATCAGGCGAACCCTCGGCACTGGCAAAATCAAGCGGGTCAACGGATGAGCCGTCCAGCAGTTGCGTTACCCAGAATATCTGGCTGTCAGGCTGGGTAAAAACAAAGTAGCCGTCTAGGTAGCCAACGATTAACGCGCCAGCAAAGTCAGGATCAGTAATCTGGGCAAACACCGCTGTGGTGCTGTTGTAGATGTAACCCGGCCCGTTGGCTGCGATAAACAACTGAGTGCCGTTGTCGCTCATGCTGACCGGGCCAGTGCCTGCTACCGTGCCACGCAAGGTGGCTACATAGGCCGTGGTAAAGCTGTAGAGTTCAGTGCCACTAACCACATAGCCAACGCCGTTGAACGTCCACAAGCCCCGTATTGGCCCTGTCCCAACCGTCACCAGCAAGTCAAGCCCAGGCGCTCGGTTCAAAAACCCGCCTGTTTGCCCTCCATCTGGGGTAGCTTCTGCAAACAGGTTGACCATTCTGTTATCCGCAGCATTAACGCTACGGGCAACATAGGCGCTGCCAAGGATGGGCGATTTCATTAGGCTACTACAGCGCCACGGAATCCAACAACCCACCACTCACTAGCAATAAATTGCATTGTTACTGCATCTCCAACATTATTAAAAGTAATTGTGGTTGCGCTGCCAAGGTTAGTTGGAGTCAGAATACCAGTGTCAGCACCTGCTGTTTGTGCATAGTAAATGATTGTTTTGAACTGTTCTTCAACGCCGTCCGCAAGAGTCAGCGCGTTGCCAGCGGCAGTTGAGCTAAAAGCAGTAGTAATGCTGGTAAGATTTACCGCACCTGGGCCAATTAGGTCTTGTACCGAGCCAGTGTAGCTAGGATAAAATTTCTGCGTAATTCCGTCATACGTCATTATCAATGGACGGCCAACTACAGCTGTTCCTGGCAAAGCAATGTTGCCTGTTGCATCCCAGGTGAAAGCAGCAATTGGAATTAAACTTACTGCGCCACCAGCAGTAGCAAACAGAGATGGTATGCCAATGGTTTTAATTAGGCCAGCGCCAACAAAATTTATAGCTTTTGGTGTTGCAAGCGCATTACCTGTAATTCCTAAAGTATTTGCGGCTGCCGTTGTGCCAATAACATTTGATACGGCAACGGTTGCGGCTGTTGCTGCACCACTTAGAACAAGACTAGCGCCTGTGGCTGCACCAATTGCTGGTGTTACCAATGTGGGCGTGTTGGCAAACACTGCCGCCCCAGTGCCTGTTTCATCGGTCAATGCAGCAGCCAGATTTGCGCTTGATGGCGTTGCCAAAAATGTTGCAACATTTGCAGCCAATCCAGATACGCCGGTTGCTATCGGCAAGCCCGTGCAACTGGTTAATGTTCCTGACGTTGGCGTACCAAGAGTCGGTGTCACCAATGTTGGGCTGGTAAACAGCAGCGTCTTAGTGATGGTTTTGGTTGTGCCAGCAACAGCAGGTTGGACAAACGGAATAATGTCCGTTGCGTTGATGACGGTGGCAACGGGCAGGTCAGAGATGGCAACATTGGACATGATTAAAAATTCCCGGCGTATATATTGTACCGTTGACGATTGGCAACTATGCCGTAAGGCATTGCCATCACATCGTCAGGATTATTGATGCGTTTAATGTTGCGCTTGGAGGTCATAGCAATCCGTTGAACTTGTGGGCTTGGCTCAACGCCAAACTCAGCGGCAATCTCACAAGCTAGGTTGAACCTAAAGGCCCGTAGGTAGCCTGGTGGGAATGACAACGTGGTTGCCAGCACTGCTGGCTGTGTCAATTCTTCAACCGAAATAAAGTGCCATTCCAGCGGACGCAGCGGCACTGGATAGACATACATTTCAATGTCGGGATACGACATATTTATCCACAACACCTGTGGATAAGTGCTAGTCACTGTTTTGACTGCAATCCCATCATACTGCTGTTGATTGATGATCTTGATGCCGTAGCTGACGTTGGTGGCAGCGTCCCGAAAGTAGGTAGCATCGTCCACCAAAATTGGCCTGTTGCCAACAAAATCACCCGATGGGCCTAGAGTGCGGCTGCGAATACTGGCAGGCCAAGTGAACACTTGGTCTTGAGTGCTGAACACTGACAATCGCTCAGTGTTCCATGAGTCAATCATCTGGTTCATTGCCGACAGCGCGTCCTGCGATGCTGCCGCTGAAGGTGTCTCACCCTCTGCCAGCATCCCAATCAGGCGCATGGCCCCGTTTATCTGGTCGCCAGCAGATGTGGTCATACCTATGCTCCTAGTTCAGCAACCTCAACTCGCGGCCTGCCACGGGGACGTTTCATTTCGTTTACCGTGGCAGGTGGCTCAACGTCACCCAAATCATACCTTACCCAGCCATTTTTTTCGTCGTAATCAGCTTCCGAATCTACGCAAGCTACTTTAGTTCCGTGGACTGGATGACGCAGATAGATCACTGCCATATTACGATGCGCCGTGGATGATTGCAAAATTGATAACAACAGCTTCAGAGTATGAAGTAGCAGCAGTCAAATTCCGCAACGTGATCAAGGCAGAACCAGCAGCTAGGTAGGACACATACGTTGTATACGCTCCAGCAAGACTGCCAGTGGTATTGCTACCAATATTTACAATCATTGCGTCATTAGTAGAAATAACGCTGTTCGTCAGAATGAAAGACACAGCAGTAGCGCCAGCCAATGCTGCGTTGTTCATGGTGATGCGCCCAGCAGACTTGTTCAGAGTTACCCCTGTAGACTTGTCTGTTGCTTGCGTTACCGTTCCTTGGGCGGCGGTAGAGTAGCCAAGTTCTTGGCTTGCGTAGCAGGTAGTAAATTCGGGGTCGGAGTAAGCAACGCCGATTGATTGGCTATTGGGCATGGTATGTCCTTTTAAAAACAGGGGCCGAAGCCCCCATTTGGTTTAAGCAACACGATACACGGTGTAAGCAGCATCGCCGGTCTTGCGAAACAAGAACTGCGCTGCACCGCCAACACCCGCCGCACTGCCGGTAATGGCAACAAGCAAGTTGCCAACCGCAGTGATGCCAGTGCCAACAGCCATAGTAATAATCCCAGACGAAGTGCCTAAATTGATGACAGTCAAGTCAAACGTGCTGTTGACTTTTGCATTGGTAAACACAGCGTCAATTGCCGCTGCCGTAGGCATCGTATAAGTTACGGCGCCAGTACCAGCAGTACCTACCAAAATACCATTAGTCACTTGTGCTACGGTCAGAGTGGCTGTAGCAGTTGCTGTCTGAGGGGCGGCTTGAACGCCCATAACGATTTCATTGGTGTTGCCATCAGTAAACTGATACCCACCGCCAGAATTAGGGAGAGCCATGATAATTTCCTTTCAAATAAGTTAAATCAGCCCCACAGACGGCAAGCCATCTGAGGACGAATAGTGCCAAAACCGTAGAGAACGTCGATACGGCAAGGCATACGGTCATTGTTGATGTCGTAAGCACGAACCACACGCATACTGATGCCGTTATGGTTTGCGCGAGCAGCCATATCTACCCCCTGGGGCATGAGGAGGTCAGCCGTAGCAAATGTTATGGCGTCCTTGTGGTAGATCATGTTTTGCGGATAGCCAGTCGATGCAGCACCAACAAACGTCACGGCAGCGTTGTCAGCAGGGAAGCTGTCAACGGTAGCCAAGGCGCTAGTGCTGGTGTAAATTGCTGGGCTGATTGCAACGCTCGTCCATGCACCAGAAGATGCAGTAGCGGTAGAGGTGCAAACAAACTGCTGCAAAGAACCAGTTGACTCACGGGTTTGTGGGTTAACTGCGTACACGTTGGCAATGGTAAACACGTCACCAGCAACAATTGTCGCCGAACCAGTACCGCCATCAATGTTGATCGTTGCTTGGCCTTGGGTGCTAACAGCACCGTTAACCAAGATCGTGTCAGTCGTAGACCGTGAACCAGTGGTGTGAACCTTGATGGACTGGCTCATATTGACTTCATCAAACCCAAGAACACCAGTACCCATCATGCCGTTCTTAAACTGGCGTGACACGGTGTCGGTGGGGTTAAACAAGCCCTTCATGCCTTCAACCAAACCAGCGTTAGCGGCAGGATTGACAGTGGCGTAGCGCGGCGACATAACAGCAGCGTTCTCGTTTAGTTTTTGTTGCGCTTGCAACAGAACTAAAGAGGTAGCTGGAACAGTGCCGGGAGTGCCAACAGTCGCGTAGATCGACTTGTAAGCGTTAGCAACGTCAGCGTCAATGCTAGAGGCCAACTGAGAGATACGGGGCTTGAGAACCCGCTCTGCAAAGTCATCCAACTGCAAAGTCAACTCAGCGGACGTAAAGTTTACGCCGATGTGCTTCTGGCTTGCAACAGTCAGGGTTGTGAACTGCTCGTTGTCATCCTGAACTTGCAGGGCGGCGCCGTCAGTGACCAGAGCGCGGTCAGGCAAGCGGATACGCAGTGTAGAACCAATCTTGGCACCGTTAACAGCAAAGCTGTCATCGTACTGTCGGTTTACGTTGCGGGTAATTACCAAGTTGTTCTCGAGGATTTCGAGAGCCTTCCGGGTAATCATGTCAATGGTAAGAATACTGTTAGCCACAATTTTTCCTTAAAAAATAAATTAAAACTTTCGCGCCTGTAACGTCTTCATTTGTCGCGCTCTT